CGCCGTCTAGTTTATCTCCATCAGAATTAGCATTTAATGAAAACGATCTGAAATTATATTATGGTTTTGGTGACAATGGATCTACCCCACCATCTGCAAGTTCAATTATCACTGTTGGTGGTTCTGGAGCATTTTTTAACAAGACAGATACAAGAACAGCAAATACTGTTTTATCAGGCCCTACAACGGGATCTGCGGCTGCTCCTACGTTTAGAGCTTTAGTAGCTGCTGATTTATTAAAACTAAATGAATTTACAGCACCTGATGGAGCAGTTAGTCTTAACAGTCAAAAGATTACAAACCTAGCTACACCAACTGCTGATGGTGATGCGGCAAGTAAGTCGTATGTTGACGGTGTTTCTCAAGGTTTAGATATAAAAGATTCTGTTGTAGCCGCAACTACAGCAAACATTACAATCGCAACTGCTCTTAATAATGGCGACACTTTAGATGGTGTATCTCTTTCAACAAATGATCGAGTATTGGTCAAAGATCAGTCTAGTGCGTCCGAAAATGGTATCTACATAGTCGGGTCATCACCAGCAAGGGCTGATGACTTAGCTGCTGGGGCTGATGCGGCGGGTATGTTCACTTTTGTTGAGCAAGGTACTGTAAATGCTGACAATGGTTTTGTTTGTACATCTAATAAAGGATCAGCAGTAGTTGGAACAAATAATTTAGCTTTTGCTCAATTTTCTGGGGCGGGTTCAGTTACGGCGGGTGATGGATTAGATAAGTCTGGAAATACTTTATCTCTTGATCTCAAGTCAAATGGTGGTTTAGTTATTGAGTCAACAGAACTTGCCTTAAAATTAGACGCTAGTTCTATCACTGGAACTTTAGCCATATCTGATGGTGGAACAGGTGCAACCTCAGCATCAGCAGCAAGGACAGCTTTAGGTCTTGCAATAGGCACGAATGTTCAAGCCTTTGATGCTGACTTAGATACTTTGTCAGGTTGTCAATCTGGTGCGGCAGCGGCCTTAGCTGCTTTGACTTCAACTGAAGTAGCAATCTTAGATGGCTGCACAGCCACAACAGCTGAACTTAATATTTTAGATGGGGTTACAGCTACAACGTCTGAATTGAACATAATGGACGGCGTGACCAGTACTACAAGTGAATTGAATGTCTTGGACGGCATCACTTCTACGACTACTGAGTTGAATTTAATGGACGGAGGCACAGCTGCCACCTCAACAACTTTGGCCACAGCAGATCGCTTTGTATGCAACGATAATGGCACAATGAAACAAGTGGCTCTCTCAGACCTAGTGACCTTTCTGGAAGATGGAGCAACTTCTGGCTTTGATGTTAACGGAGGAACTTACTAAAATAAGCTAACTACTAGGAGGATACACAAATGGCGGTCACAATTAAACTCAAAAATGCAAGTGGCAGCGATCCAAGTGCTAGTGATTTGGTTGTTGGTGAAGTAGCAGTAAGAACAGACGAAGGCAAACTATTTACTAAAAAAGATGATGGAACTGTCACAGAAATCTCAGGAGGTGGCGGTGGTGCTACTGGAGGAGGTAGCGACAGAGTATTTTTTGAAAATGCTCAGACAGTAACGACAAACTATACAATCGGTGATACATTTGGAGCAGCCTGCAACGCAATGGCGGCTGGCCCTATCACCATAAATAGTGGCGTGACTGTCACTGTCAACTCAGGAGAGGTTCTTACTATTGTTTAAAATGAAAGAACAAACACAAAAACAAATCGTTGAGTGGAAAGCTGAACTCAATGTTCAAAAACAAAAGAAACTTGAAGCTGAAAAAATACTTGATGAAATAACAAGAACTATTTTAATGATTGAGGGCGGGATTCAGTTTGGTGAGATTGCATTGAGGAAAAGCGAGTCAGCAAACCAGCCATCAGGTACAGTGGAGCTAGGCCGATCACAAGGCAAAACGTCATCAAAGTCAAAGGGGTCGCCAACTTAATCAAAATTTCTTTCAGCATTATGTTCCAAAAAATTTGTCAGATAGCCTCATTGTTGTCGCTTTTTCTAACGTTGTCAATGTTAGGCGGTTCATACTACGCTTACCGCTTTGTTACCTCTGAACAGTTTAAAGCAAGAGTGATGAATGAAGTTCTGGACAATGTGCAAGGTATTATGCCAAAGGTTTTAGATAATGCTTTGCCAGATATGACAGGGCCAACAGTTCCAGAGTATATAAAGCCTAAGAGTTGATGGAGATACCAGAAATTGGTATCAGACAAATCAATGTTCCAGAGGTCTATATTCCTGAGATATACAAGCCTGACCCTGTATTGCCTGTAATAACTAATTTAGAAATAGATGTTGTAGGTTGTACTTATCAGCATAGAGATATAAAAAATACTGGTAATACTCAGCTTTTACTAGATGACCCAAACGGAGTGTTTCTGACCTGTGGTGAATCTTTATTTCCTAGTTTTTACCCTATTGATTACAGACCAGATCAGTTGGTCATAACTGAAGATTTGCCGATCACAAATGATGCCCCACCCATGCCAGAGACAGATATTCCAGAGACTAAAACACCAGAAAAGAAAAAAGAAGAGCTAGTAATCCCAGAATGTCCAAGTAAAAAAGACCAAAAAATTGGGGATTACAGAAACTCTAAACGCATTGAAAGAGTAGTATCGCACAAGCTATCATCAGACAAAACAGAGTGTATTACCCTTTATGAGGACGTACCCTTTCGAGAGACTTTTATTGGTACACCTGAAGTTCTTATTTCTACTGCTGTTATTGGTGTGGTTGCTGGTGGGTCTGCGGCTCTTGTACCTTTGATACAAGGAATTGCAAAGGCTGGTATTAAGAATATAAGCAAGCGATTTACAAAAAAGAAAAATTAGTTATAATCAATATTACAAGTTTATGATTGGGTCACTTCACTAGGTTGATCTCCCCCAGACCTCTTAGTTGTGTCTTTTATAAACAAGGGGGAACTTATTTAAGTTTGTGAGTATGAGGCAAAACTTGGTTTGGTTTAGCAATAATCCTTACATCTTCACAAGTGACTGCGTGTTTACCCACAAGGACTGCTCCACTCTGAGCCATTTTTGAGCAAACCTCTAACCTATACAAGGCCATTTCTAATTTGGTTTTCTTGATTAGTAACTCTTGAGCTTCAATATTTACAGCCGCAGCTTTTTGGCATAGCTCACCACCTTTGCCCAAAGGAATATTAAATTGCATTGATATTCCATAATTTAAGTTGTAATTATCTTTTTCAAATCTTGGTGTTTCTTGAATATATTTTATTGCCCCTGTATCTTCGTCATAGATGTTTTGTTTGGTAACTGTTTCTATTGGCCTGTTAAAGCTCCATGCGTCCGTTAGATATGGAGTTATGGTCAAACTGGGCGAGGTGCAAACAATCCCTTGACTGTAGCGATTCTGAGGGTGGCTAGAAGGGGTTATCATGGTTGCGTTGTTATTCACTACTCCTTGTGCAGTCGAATTGGGACTTGCAACAGTTGTATTTGCTAAAACTTTTGCAGGGCTTAGAAATAAAATTATTGCCCAAAGACAGAGGTTGTTTCTGTGGTTGTAGTTGTTGTTATTGTTCGATTTATATGAGTTATTGTGTCGATTCCGCTTCCCTGTAGTGACTCTACTAAACTGAAACTTTCGTTTGGATTTTTGATTTTCCATCTGGGGACTGCCTCTAGGTTTGGAGAAGTCCAACTAAAATTAACCCCTTGAAGTGTCTGGGTCGTTTCTGTAACAACATCAGCATTGATATATCCGTTGAGATCAGCCGACTCAATATTGTGACCACTTGCGGAATAAGAAAATCCATTATTCCACGAATAGCTAGAAATTTGCTCATTTACTACAGATTGCGAAGTACTAGACTGAGTTGAACTTCCTGACCGAAACTGGGGTACTACAGGTGTCGCAAGGGTTCTCAGAGGTAGTAGTAATATTAATAATAGCCAAAATCTAGTTAAATTCAATCTATCTCGATCTGAACAGTAGTTGAGGCAATGCAGCTAGTACCAGAACCAAATGCTCCAGAGCAAGAATGAACCCCACTCGACAAACTGCTAATACTGCCACTTCCCAGAGTCCCCCCAGAAATAACTGTTGTCTGACCACCCAAAACTGGAAGGGTTGCTATGCCGCTTGATGGAGTGATTGCTGATTGTGTTACGTCCCCAGCTTGATATGACTCCGATAGTGAGAACGCTGACCCAGCCGTTGTAACCGATTTATTTGTATTAACTAAAGCTGGGACTCCATTGCTTAAGCTACCAAGATTCAAGCCACCTATCCCATTTGTTACCACACTGTCCCCTGTTCCTGTCGAAGTAGTAATATTATTTCCGCTTATGCTGTATGAACTAGGTGCGGCATTTGTAATGACATAAGGAGAGTCAATAGAAATCTGAGCAGACGTTATATACTTGGCCGTTATGTCTGCAAAAGCACTAGACGGAGAAAGAAAAATAATAAAAGGCAGTAGTTTTTTCATTTGATACTAGCTTTGGTGTTCTTATTCTCTACTATATTATCTTTTTTCTTTTTTATCTGAAAACCTAGTGAAGCTGTTGAGGCTGAAAAAATCGAAGCAATGAAGGTCGGGTCAAAATCTACAATTTTTTTACCAGATGGCGGTTCGTAGTATGAGAGGGACAATAGCGTTGCACTCCAAAGAAGAACGCAAACTTTGACAATGGTTTCAATTTTGCTAGGCTCTTGATCTTCCATAGATTAAGGGTTTCTTGTTTATTACTGGCATATTAGCTATGTTTGGAAAAACAAACAATTCAATGATTCGTATTCTCAAGCCTATCCTTTTAACTTTCTGCAAAACAAACGCAGTCAAAAAATTAATTCTTGACCTTTTAAAAGCTTTGGTCAAAACAACAGACAATACAATTGATGACAAAATTGTTGAAATGATAGAAACAAAGCTATGGCCTAGCTTATGAAAAACATAATTGATGCACTGACTAGCAGCTACAGCCTTGAGGGTGAGTTCGAGGTGCAAAAGTCTATACAGTTTATACAGAACATGGAAGATATAGAGCTACTAAAGCCCTATGCAATAAAGCTTTTGCAGACAAATGCAAAGCAAGCCCATTTTATTAGTTCTTCGATTGAAGTTATATCTCAGCAAGCAACTTATTTATATAAATTAGAAAAACTAAAAACCAAGAAAAAAGCGACCTTTTGGGATCGCTTGAGGTTTATAATGTTTGGGAAAAAGTAGAGGTCTTACAGACTTTTATCGCTTACTACTGGCAATTAGTCAGGCCATTTAACCTGTTGCCGACCAGCAGTCCTCGAAGGGAACTCATTATCTTTTCGTAAAGTTGAACCAAAGAACAGAAACGGCAAAATGTTCTCAAAATTACAAAAGAGCAGCTTGTGACCCCATGCGTGAGGGTCGTCATGCCTCTACTTATGGGACTAAATCTTTTTCTGTTATATCGAACCACATGGCAGATTCAACAACCTTACCAGAAAGCTCATCTGTTCTTGTTGTTTCACAAAACTCATAAGTTCTTTGAGATTCTAGGTGATAAAAAATCTGACCTACATAAGGATTTTTTGGAAAAGTTACTAAGTACATGATCAAAAAGGTAAATCCTCTGGAAGTTCACGTTGGTTTGCTTTGACGTTTACAGTCCTTTCAGAGGCTGGTTTAGGGTTTAGTGGTGCAATCTTACCTGAGTTACCCCAGAGGCCGCCCCAGATCGAAAAACCAGCTATTTCATCATAATCTGATTTGCTTTTGTAAACCCTTATCTTAGTATCTTCGATATGGGCATTATCAACCATAGTTTGTAAC